ATCTTCAAATTATATGTTAGAAGCTAATGAAGTTTATCACGAGCCAGGAATAAAAGATATTTATGGGCAAGATTTTAAAATCGTTAATGGAGATTTTAATTTTAAAAATGGCGATTTAGAAAAAATCAGTGGTGTAAATAATCTAAATCAAGCAATTTTAAATAGATTAACGACAACTATAAATTCTCGTGTTCGCAATGTTGTATATGGAATTAGAAATGAAGTTGGTGTTCCCTCGATTAGTGCATCTGCTATTAGTTCGTATATTACAAGTTCGATAGAACAAACAATATTGGCAGATCCTCGTGTAGATAGCATTGAAAGTTTAACATGGGAAAGTAAAAACGGAGAACAACTACAAGTCAATGTAGTGTACAATACAGTTGTAGGTGGTGTAAAAAACTTATCTGCATTAATTTAAGGAGAATACATGGAAACAAACGATTATAATACACTTGTAGAAAATATGAAAAACAATTTTATTGTAAATTCTAAAGTGTCAGACTTGAACGAAGGTTCAATGGTAAAAACAACTTTTGAATCTGTTGCAAATGTTTTAGAAGAAGCTTATATAGATACTCGACTTGGATTTCAACAGAATTTAACACAAATTGCAACGAGTATTTTTAATTTCAAGAAAAAAAACGGAAAAGCTGCAAATGTTGAAGTATATTTTTCACGAGCAACGCCTTCTAGTGATGAAGTAATAATTCCATCTAATACAATTATTTCTGATGGAACATTTAGATTTTTTACTTCGGAAGTAGCAAGAATACAACCTAATGAAATTAATTCAAATACTGTTTTTGCTCAAGCAGAAGATATAGGAACAGAGTACAATGTTTCTTCTGGAACAATTAATACTATTGAATCTTCTATTCCTTCATCTGTAGTTGCAGTAACAAATTCAAAAAAAGCAATAGGTGGGGCAGATGAAGAAAGCGATACAGAAATGCAGGCAAGATTTAAGAATTATATCAATGGGTTACAGGGAACAAATAAATATGGAATTATGGCAGGACTATTAGCAAATCCTAAAGTTAGATCTATTAGCGTTGTAGAAGATGCAGTAGAGGAAACAGGGGCAGATGCAATTATTTATATTGACGATGGTACTGGAAATTTATCCGAAGATTTGAAATCAGAATTATTAGACATTGTTAATGGTACAGAAGATAGTACTAATCCAGGTTTAAGAGCTGGCGGCGTTTTAATCGACTTAGAACCTTGTACTCAAGTTGCAATTGATGTAGAAGCAAAAATAACTCTTTATAGAGCAGAAGAAAACTTTGCAGATGCCGCATTGAAAGAAACTGTAGAAAAAACTATCAATAGTCTTTTAATTAACGAAGATGTTATATATGCAGATATAATTACAGCACTTAAAAATACAGGAAGTTATGTAAAAAACATCAAAAATTTAACGTTGAACTCAATCACAAATACAGATGTTACAATTAACGAGCATCAAATTGCAAGATTAGGAAATGTGAATTTTACATATGATTATTGGGAGTAAAAAATGACAATTTCGGAAAAGTTAAAAAACAACTTTCCTTCAACTTTAAGTAAAAATGGAAAGTTTTTTTCAGCGTTTATCGCAAATGATCAAAAAACAGGAGCAATAGAAAAAGAATTATACAATATTGTTAATTATATGAAAGAATGGAAAAATATAAACAATGTGTATGATTCAAAAGGAACTGCTCTTGAATATATCTCTAGTTTTTTTACTTATTTGGAACGATTTACAGATGAAAAAGAAAAAAGTTACCTGGATAGAATTAAGGCAATTTTTGTTCGCGGTGGTGATGTAACATGGGGAACTGCTCCTAACATTTTGCATACATTTAAAAACTATTTTAACGTAGATACGATTTATTTATTAGAAAAAACTAACGATAAAAGTGAAAATAAATTTCAAAATTATGTTTTTGATGATTTAGAAGGATGGGTTTCTGAAAACGCCGAATTATCAAAAGAAGCTAGATTTTCAAAAACAAATGGGATTTTATTTCATGATGGAACAATTTCCCAAACTGTAAATACAAATGTAGATAAAGGTTATTACATTCATTTTTTTTACAAAGGGCAAGTGTCGATAGAAGTTGAAAATGGGAAAATTTATAAGTGGGATCACAAATCAGAAGTCTATAGAGAATGTGATGCAAGAAAAGATTTTACCTCTGATAAATGGAGTGGTGCGAGTTTTTATTTTAAGGCAAAAGGTGATTCTGTAAATGTTAAATTTTCTGGTACTGAAAACACTTATTTCGATTATCCAATGTTTTTTGAAAAAAAGAGAAAAAAATCTTTTACATTGTTTGTTCAGTTTACGGGAGCAACAGCAAAAAACGCCTTAGCCTTATCTCCTGGGGGTGAAGATCCAAATGAAGAAATTAAAAATTACGAGCTAGCTGGATATTACGATGATACATATTTAACAGGTGCTAACAGTGGTTTTGCAATAGATTTGTATGCAGATTTATTAGAATATGTGAAAGCTGTAGGAGTAAAAGCTTATTTAGAAATCGTAAATCGAGATCAAGATAGTTGAAAAAGAAATAAAAGTAATATATAATTAAATATAACATATAAAGTATAAAAAACGATGTGTATATAAAAGACAGTCGGCTCTAACAGCCTACTGTCTTTTTTTTGTTTTGTTCGAGCCGACATCGGAGGGTATTATGTCAACTGTTAGTATTGAACAAAACGAAAATTCTTTTTTCACAACTGGAATTGTGCAAGGAAATGAAATTGTCAAAGCTGATGATTTTAATTTTTCTTTTTCTTCTATAATAAATAATTTATCTAAATTTTCTAAAATGATTTTTGAGGCCGATAAAAACTTTGTTATCGGGGGTGAGGTTTCTGTTTACAATGGCCTTAATCTAAAAATTGCTCCCCTTTTTGGAGTTTGCCACGCAACAGGTATGCCATTCGGAATCGCTGATGAATTAACAAATATCTCAATTCCTATTTCTGCGGGAGAAAATGATAGAATCGACATTATCGAAGTAAAAGGTGTAATGGAAGAATATGAATTACAACAAAGAGCTTTTAATGATTTGGATAATGACACGATTACATATCAAAAAGTAAACACAAAAACAGGATTAACGTTAGATATTGTTGTAAAAAAAGGAACTGCAGGGCAAGCCCCAACAGTAGATGATGGGTATGTAAAATTGTGCGAGGTTCATTATATAGCAAATTCAGAAGAATTATATGATGAAGATATTTATAATATTACTGCCGATGTTAAAGATATGGAAAATACAGAATGGACAAATGATAAAGATTCTGTATATAACATTAAATATATATCTGACGTTAATGAACGATTTAGAACAGATCATAATGAAGATGGTACACATAAAACTAATATAATTGGTAAAAGAGAAATAAACTTAACTGAACAAAATGGCAATCAACTTACAGGAAATGAAATTCTTACTGCAAGTGAGATTCCTATTAATAATGATAAAATTTTAGGAACAACTAGTATTTCTGCAAGCTTGCGAATTTGTGCAGAAAAAATAACAGAACTATTTAATGAATATTTAAAATACGGAAAGTTTAATTTTAAAGGCGAGCTTTCTCTGTCGGATATATTAAATTCAGAAGGAAGTACTCTTAGTAACGCTTTAAGAATTGGAGTAAAAACAACTGATGATGTAAGTTTTGCTTATTTAAATTTCTATGGGGTAGATGTATTAAAAATATCTCAAGATGGCACAGTTTCATTATCAACAGGTTATATTGCAAAAGCAAACAATGATGTAGTTGTGAAATCTGTTACAGATGCCCTTTCTAATTCATTAAATTTGTTGACAACCAGAGTAAAATATTTAGAGGAAAACCTTGATCCAACAGCTGCGACTAATAGAGTTTTATCTAAGTTTACTGTAAGTCCTGTAGTTGTTAAATCTGCAACAACTTCAAATATTGAATTGTCAAATGAACAAATTATAGATAGTGTACAAGTAACAAGTGGTGAGTTTGTTCTTGTTAAAGATCAAACAAATCAAAAAGAAAATGGATTATACCAAGTTACAAGTAGTTCATGGGTAAGGTTTAATCAAGAAATAACAAAACAACTTTTTATTATTTCTGATGGAAAAACAAACAAAGGAAAATCTTTTTATACTTTAACTGATAATATTATAATCAATGAAACTGATATAATTTGGCTAGAAGCTATTTATTCTAGTTATCCTAATCCTAATACTGTTGCATTAAGAAATAGTGATGGTGTAATTTTAGGTGCGAAGCCTGTGAATAAACCTTCAAGTCCATCAGACGAAATCCCTAATATGAAATTTCTAGCCGATGTTTTATATCCGGTTGGGTTTGTTTATACCCAATATCCATTGTGTCCATCTCCAGTAGACATGAAGTTGTATGGAACATGGGAAGACGTATCGCATAAATATGCGGGAATGTTTGCTCGTGTTGATGGCGGCGATGCAGTTGAGTTTGAAAAAAAAGTATCAATTTCAAACATGTCTGGTACTACACTAACATTGATTGATGGACATGGAGTAACAACGGGGTGTATATTAGTTGATAGCGAAGGCGATGAGCCAACATATGAACAAAGAAGTGTTACAAATGTTAATGGAAACACAATTACAATTGATTCAGCGTTTAGTAAAAATTTAACGACCGTTTTAATTTTCCAGAATGATCAATTACAAAACCATAAACATGAGATAAAATGGCACGCGAATAGTGGTGCTGGAGCCTCCTACTCTACCGGAGATGGAAGCCAACCAATTACAGACCTAACAGTCAATATTGTTGGCGCAAGAGTTGGTGATGAAACAAGATCTAAGAATACAACTGTTCGTTTATGGAAAAGAATTAGCTAATACGTTGCCATAACTTTATTGTGGTATTAAGAGGTTGAACAGTTTTAGAATTGCCATAAATTGATGATGAACGAGAAGCATCTATATATACTGTATTAAAAGCGGATATGGATGAACTCGTAGTGTCCATTATACGTCCTGATTCAGAACCTGTTTTAGCCTTGGAAAATACACCGCTTGTAACATCTCCCCAAATAAAACCGCAGTACCCATAAGGATTACCAAATTTACCAGTGATATTAGGTAACCCAGGAGCCTGTAAAATTAAAACGGTCGTTAAATT